ACGGTAATGACTTAAAAGATGAAAATAATAGAGGATGAGACCCGAAGGTCTCAGGAGGGTTAACCGATGATTGTATCGATGTTTGTAGAGGCGTTAACCGCTGTAAATTTAAGAGTAATGAACTCCGCAATGTACGTAGGTTTGATAACGATGTCCGCAACGAACTCGTTTTTCTCAACAACAGCAGGTGTGTTGTTAGTCTCATCACAAACAGCACGGTACTCGTCGATACCTCTGTTAGACTGAACAGTGTTCAGGAATGGAACGACAGCAGATAGGAATCTGTTTCTTGTGAAGTTGTCGTTGATCTCGAACGTGAAACCTTTTGACGTTTTGTAGATACTTCTTTCAACGTAGTTGAATAGAGCTCTTGTCGTAACACGGTCAAACGCACTTGGTACAGACGTGTAAGTCTTGTTACCCCAAATTACATTACCAGAGCCAGGGAACGAAGTAACGATGTTCGTTTTGTTTTGGTAAAGAAGGTCTCTTTGAGCACCATTTGGAATGAATGCGAATTTCTTAACGTTCTTAACACCACCTCTTTGAATACCAGCAGACGCTGTCCAAGGGTTTTGAAGTTCGTTAGTCTGAGCACGGATACCAGCAACGTCACCAGCGATGTTCAACCAAACATTTTTACCAGTAAACTTGTCGAACTGGAACTTGTAGTTACCGTAGAACGCAGTGTAGATACTGTTAATGTTAAGAGTAGACTTAGTGTAGTCAACGATTGCCTGAGTTGCGTTGATAGCAGTCTTACCTACAGTGTCTTCGAATCTTGCACCGATGTATGCGATACAATCTTTTCTGAACTCAGCAAGGTTAATCGCCGCAGTTGGGTCAATTTCGTTACCGATGATGATGTCAACATCGATTTCGTCTTTGTTGTTGTAAAGTTCGTAACCAGAGATGATCTCTGCTTGAGTAGCAGTACCATTGTTACCACCAACGAATTTAACTGTATCGTTAACAACTGTACCATTCTGAGAGTACATTTTAGATGCAACACCAGATACCGCTTCGTTGTCTTTAACGTATACTAGGTTACTGTTTGAATTGATGATGTTTTCGATGTAAGTAGATTTACCTGCATAGTCAACAGCTGTATCATCAAGAGAAACGATGTAACTTTCTTGTACAACACCTTCGTAAGAGATTAGAACCGCAATCTCGTTAACGTTTGGATTGTATTCAAACTGATCGTCAACAATTACACCACCGAAAGCTTCAGACGGAGTAGCGTTACCGAAGTCAGAAGGGTTAGCAATAGCAACCTCTAGTTCGTCACCCCACATGCCAGGATTTCTAGCGAAGAATTTAAGTTTAGATTCTTGATCGTCAACGATTGGGTAAAGAGTTTCAGTGATGATGTATGAACCAGCATCAGGAACGATAACTTCAGCAGTCTTAGTAAACTTCATTGTACCTACAGAGTATAGGACACCATCACTAAGAGTGATAGAAGCACCAGATGCGTTAACAAGAGTCGGGTTAGCAGGGTCAGTATCGTCGTAAGTGAAACCAAGAGCGATAGCGTCAACAACAGATTCTAGAGACTCATCTTTACCGAAAATGATTCCACCAAGAGATACAACATCCCAATCGTCATCATTTTTAATCAACTGTGGAGTTGGAGTGATAGTTGAACCACCAGCTGTTTCAATTTCCGCAGTAGAGTTAAGTGCGTCAGCACCAACAACACGTGTAATGTACGCAAAACCCGCACCATAACCTAGGAAGTTATAACCTTGGTACCACTGATTCATAATTGAAGCGTTTGGTTCACCGAAAGTTGTAACGTAATCGTTTGTAGTACCGATTTGTGTCTTCTCATCAACAGGGCCTTTAACGAAATCACCAACGAATACTGCCGCTGAGTTACCTACTCTAGCAGATACGAGTGAAGCATTAATTTCCTTAATTTCTGAGCCAGGACTTAGCAATGCCATTTTTGTCTCCTTGTCACTTATTCAATGACGGTTTAAATTTTTTGAGAAACCTTACTTAGACAAGTACTTGTTTGTTCAACAAATGTATCTCTAACATACTCTATACGCTCTTCACGATATAGAACCTGTCTAAGATTTTTTTCTACATCAATATTTATATGATTAATTTTAATGATAAGACGGTATATATGGTAGGTTATCCCGATTAGACTTGTAGGTCTAACGGAACGTATGAGTCGAAAGCGAATGTGACTGTAACGGTCATGATCTCGCTTGGTGTGGATGAATCTATGGTACTTTCTGATATAGACTGAGGCCATACATTAAGGAGTGTATAGTTACCGTCTGCCGCGAAACCACCTTTGTTGTTATTTTTGTCAAGCTGAGAAACATTCGCGGATGATAGGTATACATGGTTATGTGAGTCGGTGACATCATCATCCATGAGTCTCATCCATAAACCAAACCAAGTTCTTACTTGGTGATCTAATGTCTCATAGAATGTTACTTCCCATGTATTACCGTAGTCTGTCATACCCTGTAGTAGTGTCTTACGACCTCTAAGAAATGCTTCTGCGGAATTGATCGTCTTGCCGGGAAATGAAGCAGATTTTGCTAGTAATGAACCTATTTCTCTTAGTTCTGCTGGAGCACCCAAACCTGCTAGAGGATGGAACTGTATTTCGAACTTGTTAGTTCTTGCCCCTCTACCAAGAGTGTTTCTTAAGTCTTGAATTACGTTAGCCAAAGTGATTCCCTATAGTTAGTGAGGGAGTCCCCTAATCCAAATTGGATTAAGAGATTTTCTCCCAATAATCGAAACTGAATGTAACAGTGAATTCACCTACAGTGTTAACAGTCTCGTCAGCAACTTCGATAGTACTAACTACCTGAGGCCATAGGTTTGTGAACTCGTACTCTGCCGTGATATCACCTTGACCGTTAAGTTGAGCTACTTTTGCTGTATCCATGTAACCATCTTCGTGAAGGTTCTCTTTAGTGTTGTCGATTAGTTGCATCCAAGCGATGAACTCTTCTCTAAGAGAATGATCTTCAGTCTCGTAGAATGTAACATCCCAAGTGTGATCGTACTCAGTTTCGCCTTGAAGCATCGCTTTACGACCTTGTGACCATACCTCTACTTGACCGATAGTTTTTTGTGGAAAACTAGTAGATTTACATAGAGTATCGATAGTACTAAGGTTACTTGGTGTATTGATACTTACCTGATATTTGTTAGGTCTAAGACCTGCTCCTAATTTTGTCTTAAGGTCAGAAATTGCATTTGCCATTCTTTTTTTCTCCTATTCTTAATTTACAGAAGTATTTATATTAACCGTTGTTTGTTTGGGCACTGAAAGCAAACGTAACAGTAGTGGTAGTCAGTGTCGATTGGTTTGTCCCGTCAAGTGGTAAATCGGATATCTTTATCGGGAAAGCACCGTCAAATGTGTGTTTCACATCGGTGGATATTCCCGTAAGAGATTTCTTACCAGTGGCTGTTACGACTATATAACCTGAGTACATACCTAGGATGTCGAACTGTTCGAATCCAGTGTGACTTGCCCTCATGGCTTTCATCCAGTTCTCGAAGAACCTTCTTGTGGTCAGGTCTCTATCGTTGTAGAACTCTATCTCTATCTCTCCG